ACGGTGTGGATGTGGTGTGTCATGTTGCGCGGTGTGGTATATTGAAGAGTGATAGTATAAACACTATTTAAAAATAGGAGTGATTAAAATGAGTTTCATGAATCTTGAAGCGTTGTCTAATTCAATTGATTTTAACGTGAATAGTATTTATGATGTGCTTGTGTATTTCGTTGATATTGAATCGGATTGTTTGTTAGAAACTCGGTTTGTTGATTGTATTGATGCATATGGGCTTAGGGATGTGCTTAATGATGGCGTGTTTTATGTTCCGGGTGCTGTATGTTTGGGTTATCGGATTAATCGGTGATTGTGAAAGGGTTTTGTAATGATTAAGGATGATAGGAAAGTTGCCACGTTTTATTCTGTGTTTGCGTATTGTCGTGATATTGTTGATTTGATGCGGCGGGGGATTGTGGGAGTGTAGTGAGGTAATGGCCTATTAGCTCAGTGGTTAGAGCGGCATTCTTATAAAATGTGCGTGCCGGGTTCAATTCCCGGATAGGCTACGCGATTGTGATATAGTTGGTCATGGCATGTCATTCGATGTGTCATGACCTTTTTTTTTTTTTTTTTGTTTGTGAGGTGGCTTGATGGATATTAGTTCGATTGTAACCGTTGTCGGAAGTGTAGGGTTTCCGATTGTCGCGTGTTGTGGTATGGCGTGGTTTATCGCCACGACGTTTAGTGATTTTAATGATTTGATGACTAAGAATAATGTGTTAACCGAAGAACTTATTGCATTGCTTAAGAATGGTAAGGGGGATAGTGATGATACGAATGTGGCGTAGTATATTGGCGTGCGTATGCGTATTGTCATTGCTTTTTGTGCCGTCTGCAAGCGCGGATATGCGCGGGGTGGATGTGAGCAATTGGCAGTGTGATATTGATACGTATGTGTTGGACGCTGATTTTGTCGTGGCGGGTGCGACATGGGGCACAGGTGGTTTTAACAACGCTTGTTTGACCAATGGCGTGAATCAGGCTGCGAATTATCAGTTAGGGCGTGCGGTTGATAGTGGTAAGAGTATCGGCGTATATCATTATGCTATGGGGCGTGACGCGAACGCGGAAGCTGATTTTTTCGTTGATAACGTGCGTGGATACGTTGGAAATGCGGTGCTTGTTTTGGACTGGGAATCTCAGGACAATCCGCAGTTTGGTAATGGCGCGTGGATTGAAACGTGGGTACGTCATGTGCATGACCGTACGCGGGTGTGGCCGATTGTGTATGTTCAGGCGTCAGCGTTGGGACAGCTTACTTCATACGTGCGGGAGCATTGCGGTGTGTGGGTTGCGCAGTATGCGTCAATGAACGTGACCGGCTATCAGGAAACGCCGTGGTTGTATGGCGCGTATGGTGAAGCCATGCGTCAGTATACGTCGAACGGGTATGTGTCGGGTTATGCCGGACGTTTGGACTTGAATTATTTCAGGGGCGAACGTTGGCAATGGGATGCATATGCGCACGGCGATGGCGCGAGTGTATCCGCGCCGGAAACGAATGCCGGTGGGAATGGGTCGCAGTCGGCTTGCGTGGTGGTTGCGTCGGGTGATACGTTATCAGGCATTGCCGAGCGTACCGGCTTGTTGCCGTGGCGGTCGTGGCACGGGTATGGGTCAGGTAATCCGGCTGTGATTTATCCGGGTGAAACCGTGTGCTATGGCGGGGGTGCGCAGTCGAATGTGGCGCGCACGTATACGGTTGTGTCCGGGGATAGTTTGTGGACAGTGTTCGGTTCAGATTGGTCGCGTGTCGCGTCGCTTAACGGTTTGTCTAATCCGAGTTTGATTTATCCGGGGCAGATTTTGCGTTATTGAGAATCAATATCAATAATCGGCGTGTCGCTTTTTGCGCACGCCGATTTTTGTGCTATAAATATTTATGTCGCCAAAATGGTTGACAGAAAATAAAACAGATACAAAGGATAACAAACATGCGAAAGATACGTAAGGTAATCGCGGACAGCACCATAAGCTATTATGACCAAGATGGCGTAGCACAGACATTCCACACTAACGGAAACGTTCGTAACGTTGAAATGGCCGTTAAAGTGCTTATGGATGCCGGTATCGTCAATATCTTGGTTGACGATATTACCGTAAACAAGAACACGTATGTTATGGACGTTGATACGTTCATTGAGCATGCGGAACATGTCGCAACTGACGTAACCGGCAACGATAACGATAACGATAAAGATATTGAATTCTGAAAGGAACTGAAATGAACGAGGAAAACGAACAGATGAACGGCACCACCGCACAGAACACCGCTGACCCCTATCGTTATATTTGTACGATGGATAACAGCACGTTCGAGGGAAAACGCGCTATCGTCAACGCACGTAACAACGCGTTGTCGCTGAACGGACACGGCGCGGAACCATTGACGGTTATCGGCGTTTACATCGCGCCGGGCGTACGTTCTCAGACGGGTCAGAAATGCGCAAACGTCTATCTTTTCGGAAAAGACGGCAACACGTATTTCAGTCAGTCACAGGGAATCTACCGCAGCGTGTTGGATATCTACGATATGTTCCCCGATTTCAACGCGCCGGACGGCATCACTGTCGCGGTCAAGCAGACCCCGCTGGGTGGCGGCCGTTCCACGAAATCGCTTGAACTCAAGTAGTTTGGAATGAAACAAAAGTGCCATACATGCTATGGCACTTTTTTATAAGGTGGCGAACATGCCTAGAGCGCATAAACAAGCGGACTTATTGACCGCGAAACGCAAGCGCGTACGCCGCGCGATAAACAGTTTGAAAAAAAGCATTACCGGCACCATGCCCGAAAGCGAAGCGAACGCACGACGCGCTTACATACAGCGGCTTGAAACGCAGCTGAAAAACACGTATGTTGGCCGTGTCCGTAATAGCGGCATACGGAATGAACTGTATCAGCGTGCGAACGAAACCGCCGATAAACTCGTGCAACAGGTAAGCGAGGTACGCGGCGGTAAAGGGCGCGCGAGGGAGCGTGCGCGTTCGTTCAATATTTTCCGCGAGGAAATGCACATGGCATCCAAGGGAATGCCGAGCGCGCTTGGCTATCTCGGACGGGAAAAAGTCAAGGTGTTTTGGCGATACACACAAAACATATGGCAAAAATCGAACGTACCGCCGAACAAGCGACTTGAAGCCATCATGAAAGCATATGACGCCGATACATTAAGCGGCCTTTTTGATACTATCATGGCACGAAACGAAAAGGCATTGCGATATGCCGAACGTATGAAAACACATACAGGCGATTTGGAGGATTATACGGACGTTGACGGCGGAAGCCCGGTATGGCTGCTAGCGGTTTCGCCCGACGTGATACGATGAAAGAACGCAAGGAATTTAAGGTAGCGGCGATATTCGACACCGAAACAACGAACATCGGTGAGGGTGCCGAAACGCGTGCATATCCGATATTGTACATTTTCAATGATTTGCGTGACACGCCATTGGAATCGTATGCCCCCGATACGGACGATGTGCGGTTTTACCGGCATACGTCCGAAGCGTTAGCGTACATTGATAATCTTATCGAATATGGGCGTGCGCACGGTTATGTTCCGATAATCGCGGCGTATAACCTTATGTTCGATATGCAAACGTTGATGTTGGAATTGGCGCAGTCGTATACGATTACCGCTAATGCGCAGACGGCAACTAGTGTATATACGCTAGATTTATGTGTGGGCAATGATATTGTGTGCCGTTTTTGGGATACGTTTTACTTGGAAATGGGCGGTTTGCGTGCGATGGGCGAAACATGCGGATTGCCTAAGGCGGTGGGCGATTGGGATTACTCGCTTGTACGCACGCCTGAAACGCCGTTGACCAATGAGGAATTGTTTTACGCGCGGCGTGATGTGCAAGTGATACCCCAGTATTTGCAGTGGCTGCTACGTGCGAACCATTGGCTTACGCCGGAAATGCTGGGTTGCCGCGTGCTTACCAAGACGTCGCTTGTGCGGCAGATGGCGCGGCGTGAGATTGGCGGGCGGCGCGTCACGTTGCAAGGTGGTAAGAAAATCACGTTGCAACGGGCTTTTGAGATGACGTGCAATCAAGAGTTTCCGAAAAACTATGAGTCCTATGCGTTGCGTAAGGCGTGTTTCCGTGGTGGTTTGACGTTTACGAGTGCTAAAACCGCTAGTGTTGTCGTGGATAATGTCGCGTCCTTGGATGTAACGTCGATGCATCACGCGTTCATTAACGGGCGGCGGTTGCCGGTGAAATTTGCTCCAACGCCTACGGATATTCTGCAAATCGCGTGCGAACGCATTGTTAATACGTCGCTTGAAGATGTGTTGTCGAATTATGATGACCCGTTTCTTATGGGATTACATGTGGCGGTGAGATTTACAAATCTCAGGTTGCGTGAAAATACATGCTTCGATACGTGGGGCATTGCGATATGCCCGCGTTCCAAGTTTGTGAAAACGCTGCAAGCGGACACCGATTACAGCAACAACGAGCGTGCGAAAACACAGGAAAACAGTGTCAGGGCGCACGGTTACGTTGACAGTGCCGTTAACGCGACGTACGCGTTTGGAAAATTGTATTGCGCGGGCGAATGCATATTGCATGTTAACGAGATTGAATTATGGAATGTGGCGCAAGTGTACGAATTTGATTCGATGCATGTATTGTATGGTGAAGCCACCACTAAGACGATTGTCCCGCCCGATTACGTGACCCTACAATCCAACATGCTTTTCGCTCGAAAAACCGATGTGAAAAATCTGATTAAACATTATCATGAGGGTACGGCGTACGCGGGTGAAATACCCGATAGCATACCCGAGGGTATCGCACGCGACGCTAGGGCGGGTACGTTGAGCATGAAATTTCTGCAATCTTATTACGGTAGCACCGTGAAGGGGCAATTTAATGGAATCTATGGCACGCAAGCACAGGACGTCATGAAACCCGATTACCGCGTGACGGGAACCGGTGCGCTTGAAGTCGATAGAGCTACGGTCTGCACTCCCGAGAATTTCGCGAAAAAACGGCCGAAGACACCGCGCGTTCTGTATACGTATGGCATGCGAATCGTAGCGGGTAGCAGAATGCATCTTTTAATAGCCATGATGTTGATATATCGGTATTTCGGCGTACGCGTCACCGTCACGGGCGGCGATACCGATAGTCTGAAAATAAGCTGCTCCACTGACGTATCCGACACGGAACTATTGGACGCGCTCGAACCATTACACACCGCGATAGAAAACGCAATCAACCGCACCATGCGGCGCGTCCGAAACACCGCGCCCGACATGGCGTCAACACTGGAACATATCGGAAAATTTGAAGTGGAAGATTGCGGCGGCACCACTCGTTACGCCGAACATGTGGAATTGTGGAACAAGGCCCGCGTTAGTTTGGACAAGAACGGGCGCGTGCATGTCACTTGCGCGGGTCTCCCGCGACCGGACGGCATGTACACCATAGAGGATTTCATTGCCGATGTCATGCGTGCGGGGCACGGTTTCGCGGAAACTGTACAAATGTCACTCGGGTATGACGTGTTGGCTGATTATGAGATTTGCCACACGTTGCAACGCAACCGACCGCATGTATGGGATAGGTACATCGATACCGTCACCGATTATCAGGGTACGACATATCATGTTGACGTACCCGAAGCGATAGCGTTGTATTCGTCCGGTAGATGGCTGGGCGAATCGGGCAAACAGGCGAACGGCGAGAATCTGACATACCTAAGAAACACGTATAATCGAAATGTGGAAACAACGCCCCGTGAGCTTATCGTACGGGATGGCAAACCTATGATTGTGAGTATTGATGGCGAAGTATTATTATGACCGGCTTAAAACGCTGATATTGCCACGAAACGCAGATGTGAACATGATTATCGGCGCACGCGGTTTAGGTAAGACGTACGGCGTACGAAAATACATGATAGAAGACTATCTAAAAAACGGATACTGTTTCGTTGAAGTGACACGCTTTCGTGAAGAAAACAACGACGTCGCGGCGAACTATTTCAGCCGTATCGTACAAGATGACATTTTTCCCGATTATGAATTTCGGACAACCAATAAAATAGCCGAAATTCGTAGAAAGAAAACCGGTAAAAAAGAAAACGAGTGGAAAACAATCGGATATTTTATACCTTTGTCGTTGCAACAGCAAAAAAAGAAAAGCACATATGTGAATGTGCGCAATATTTGCATGGATGAAATAATCATAGATAACGACGATAGGTACCACACGTATCTGAAAAACGAGTTTGAACAATTGGCGAAACTTGTGGATACCGTCACGCGCGAACGTGCCGACGATACGGAACTGCGTAAGCCGAGAATATTTCTGCTAGGCAATGCTTGCGACGCTTTCAACCCGTATTTCCAACATTATGACGTGCCGTTAGAACCCGAGTTCGGTTTGCAATGGCTGGGCGGGAAAACGTGTCTGTTCGACTATGTGCGGGATGACGCATACGCCGAACAGAAAACGAAGAATACAGTGTCGGGGCGCATGTTGAAGAACAACGATGACATGACCGCGAAAAACAGGTTCAAACGGCACGACACCGATTTTATCGAAAAGCCGCACGGGCATGCAAAACTTACGTATGTTTTCCGATGGTTGCGGCATGAATACGGCGTGTATGTTGATTTGCGTTGTGGCTATGTTTTCGTATCGTCGAAATACGATGGCGGTACGCATGTACCCTATTTCGCAATCACAAGGGACGATAACAGGTTAAACTATCTGACCGCGAACATGGCGAAAGATTTGATTAGGAATCTCACGTCATATTACGCGCTGGGGTATCTGCGCTATGACATGGTGGAAACGCAACACGCCGTAAGTGAAATGCTCAGAAATTTCGGTGTAAAATAAACGTGGCATACGCAAGGTGTCGTAGCGAGGGCGATAAAACATTATCATTGATAACCACGGTTGACTCCGCCAATGATATGGCCGTGAGGGAAAAGCGTGCCGTCCGTCGTTGTGAATCATGTTGCAAGTATGCTATTCTTAAGTCGTGCCGGTTCGGTATTCGTTCGCCGGTACGACTTTTTCATATATGAAAGGAAAAAACGCTAATGGATGACGAAACCACCGAGGAAAAGGACATCGCCGACCGTGATGACCTCACCCCCGACGAAGCGCACCGTGAGGGCGAGTTCGATGACTTGCGCGACATGCTGCGCGATGTGCTGGACAAAGTGAGCGCTCTAAGCGACCGCACGGACAAAATCAGCGAACGAATCGACGGTATCTACGATAATTTCGCTGATTCTGTTGCTCAGATGGTTGAAAACGGCGCGACCATCAAGGAAAACGACGATGATGTGGCGGAAGCAATCGCACAGGCGGCTGCGGAGGACTTGGAAAACCTCGACTACACGCTTTAATCGAGAGGAGGAAATATTATGGCTGTAGACAATGCGACAATTTTGGACAAGGTGCGCACCAAGGGCACGGACGATTATCAGCAGCGTATTCCGAGCGCTACGCAGACCGGTGTGGCGAATACGATGCGCTATCTGTTCGACCCGATGAATCGTCAGTATCTCAACGACTGTGTGTGGAGCATGGTTAATCGTATCGGCCTTACCGTGATGGCGCAGAACGCACCGTTTGAAAACCCGTTGGCGGTTTTCAAAAAGGAAAACTTGTACTGGGGTTCGACCGTACAGGAAATCGCCGTCAAGTGGATTAAGGCGCATGGTTACAAGGATGACGCGGAAGACCTTTTGAAGATGCACCGTCCCGAAGCGGCGGTGTGGTTTTATGAGATGAACCGCAAAGACCAATATCCGATTTCATGGACTGACGATGAATTGCGACAGGCTTTTATGGATGATTTCGGATTAAACCGTTTCGTCGCGCAGATTATGGAAACGCCACGTAATTCCGACAATTACGATGAAATGAACATCATGCTTGCGCTGATTCGTCATTACGAACAGAATCTTGGCTTCTACAAAGTTCATCTTGACGCGGTGCCGAGCGACGAACCCACCGCCAAGACGTTGCTTAAGGCGTTGCGTGCGACCGCTGGACGCATGCAGTTCCCTAGCACGCAGTACAATGCGTTGAACGTGACCGACATTCCGGCGTACGCTAATCCTCAGCAAATGGTGTTGTTGGTCGAACCGGAATATCTTGCTTCGCTCGACGTTGACGCGTTGTCTGCTGTGTTCCAGCTGGACAAGGCCGACGTGCCGTATCGCGTTATCCAAGTGCCGAGTCTTGGCATTGATGGCGCGGTGGCGTTGCTTGTATCGACTGATTGGTATCAAGTACGAGATACCATGTACGGCACTACGCAGTTCTATAATCCGCAGACACTTTCCAACACGTTGTATCTCAACCACTGGGGTATCTATGGCGTGTCGCCGTTCACTCCGTGCGCGTTGTTCACCACCGATGCGGGCACTTCCATCAAGGTTGTGACTCAGACAGTGACCGGCTTCACGCTGACCCCGACCAAGAGCAACGTCAAGGCGGGAGGCCTTGTGCAGCTCACGCCCAAGCTCACCGCCACCGTCAATCCGACCGGCACCGCCGTTCAGGTGGCACCGAACGCCGCGACGTACGAGGTTGTTGCGAACCATGCCGCAAGCGGCGATGACGCGCACGGTGCTGCGTTCGACCTCAACGTGAATACGTTCGTGGATGACCAAGCGCGCTTGCATGTCCAGCGTGACGGCCTTGTGGCCGGTGATGTCATTACCGTGACGGGCACCGCCACGTATGTCAATCCGAACGGCGATACTACGGAACATTCCGCAACATGCACGTTCACCGTCGAATAGTCTGAAATCGACTATGGTATAAAATGAGTGGTGTTTCATGTGAAGCACCACTCATTTTTCGTATATAGGAAAGGGCGCGATATGGATTTCCCACATCTGCAAAACGCAACGACGTTCCCCGATACGGACACACGCGTATACGGACAGTACCGCAACGTTTTCGATTACAATGTTTGGACGCCAAACACGGTAATCAAGTTGTGTCGCGTGAATTGGTACGATGATTATCACGACGTTGTAAAATTCCCCGATGACACTACAAGGGACGCTTGGTTTGACAAACTGGACGGCGAAACCGTCAAGCTGAGCACAAACATGTATATCGCGCGTGCCGACGCGGACGGCATAAAATTGCCGGTGCCTTACATGACGGCGCAACAATATAATTACATTGTCGTTGACTTTTCACATGACATTATCAATACGCCGTATCAAAAAACTGACGTGCAGACACGCTATCATTTTTTCATTACTTCCGTACGCGCGGAAGCACCGAACACGACAACATGCATACTCATGCGCGACGTATGGACGGACTATATCAACAGCACCACAATCAACGGTTTACTGTTGTCACGAGGGCACGCCCCGTTGACGGAAACGACACCGCAAGAGCTATTGAAAAACCCACGTGCGAATTGCCGTGATTTTACGTTACCCGATGTTGACTATGGCAACGCAGCGGCGAACATTAGAAAAAGTATGCCGTTTAACTTGCAAAATGGCACAAGATACATTTGTTTGGCTACAACGTTTTCGCCCGAACAATTGCAAACTATGAGTAACATGCGTGGTTCGAACATCACGGACAGTAATCCGACATACAGCAATAACGACAGCACGGTAACGGGTTTTTCGTGGGGGGCCGGAAACGTTTATACGTCAAACGTCACCGGCGCGGGCACGTCGTATAATTCTGTTGACAATCTCACTGCAAGCAACGTAAGTATGTATGCGCTCGAATCGTCCAAAATCTCGGGCGAATATTTTGACACGCTTTTCGCCTATTATCCTCATATCATGTCACAGGTTACAGCGGTTTTCGTCGCCACCGCAAACATGATGCGACTTGGTAACGCAGTCAGCATTAATAACGTCGAATGGCATACGGTCAGCGGCGCACGGACGAAATTAACCGATATTGATTTGACTATCGACGATTTCGCATACGCTAGCGAATATGCGCAAATAACACGACTGTATCTTGCACCATACGCGCACTTGGAAATATCCGACAATATCGGCAATAAAACCCGTGTGGAAATAGCCGACTGCGGGCAACTTTCGGTACAAACCGTCACGTCCCTCAGTTATCCGATATTGCGTCAAATCGCATGGCTTGACGGAATCGGGAGCGACGGCGATGCGTCAATCAGCATTGACGCCATCGACGGGAGCAGCATTACCGCCGACGTGCCGAACGCGGACGTGCTCAAAACGTTCATATCGCACGACATACCAACATACGCGCTGCAACGTCGCGCAATCGACGCGCACCGCGCCGACGCATATAACCGCGAAATCGCGCAAGCACGCGAAAACGCCGTTATATCGTACGAAAACGGCGCACGCTCGGCAAACACGACACGAGACAACACGTATCGCAGCAGCGACGCGGCGGTGTCGAACACGGCGCGTGCCAATCAACGTGACACCGCGGTGAAAAACGAGTCCAATAGTGTGCGCACTGATAATCTGACATATTCAACCACGCGGCAGAACGATGATTTAAACACCGCCACAATCAAGATAAACAATGATGTCGGTCAAGACAACACGCTACAGAACAAGGCATTTATAGAGGGCTCTCAAACACAAGCGTTATCAAGCGTCGCAAGCGCGATAGGCACAATGGCCGGGGCGGCGCTAGTAATCGGCACCGGCGGCGCGGCGTCACCGTTGGTAACCGGTTCCATGGCTATCGGCAGCGCCGCGCTGCAAGGCTACAATACCGGTATTGCCATAACCAACAATGCAGAACTCAACCGCACGTCCAACGATGTCGCCAATACGAAAGCGAAAAATGCAAACAGAGCTAACAGCGAACAAACACAGCATTCGATAACGCAAGCAACCAACGCGACAACGCGCGCGAACACACAGGCCGATCGTAACAACGAATACGCTACAAGCGCAGCAACTGACATGACCGCCACAAGCGCAAACACAGCGAACGCGAACGCGTCGGCGTCGCGCAATCAGAGCGTGGATAACGCGAAACGCGTCATGGTAAACACGCGTTCAAACGTTAATGCCGCATGGCGCGACTTGCTCAATCACGCCGCGCAACCCGTTGGCACGTATGGCGGTGACAATTTCAGACAGGCCACGGGGCTTGACACCATGACCGTGAAAATAGTCACCGAAGACAATGGCGCGATAGCGGCGGCGGGCGATTACATGCTGCGTTATGGCATCGCAAGCAATAAACTCTACAATAAGCCGTCGTTGACGCCTTGCAAGCATTTCACATATTGGCAGACCGCCGACATATGGACAATAAACCCACTGGCGCAAAACGAACAATTGCAGACAATCAGGGATATTTTCAGTTCCGGTGTTACAATATGGAACAGGCCAGAAGAAGTCGGCGGCGACTTCGTACACGACAATCTATAAGGTGGGAAAACATGGGACGTAAACGCACGCATAAAAGGCCGTTGACCCGTGCGGAAATGGGCGAACGCGGCGCACCGATATGGCAGCAATCCGAAGCACTCAATTCACAAGCGTATTCGACGGCGTATTCTCAAATGTTGAATATCGCGCTATCTCGGTTCAAGTGGTTGAATTTGCCGAAAACATGTGACGCGTGGTTTTTGGAATACAATCTATTATATTTCGGTTATGCTACAATCGCATTCCCGCGTAGCAAGCCGGGAGTGTTTTTCAGCACGCAAGCGGTGACTACATCGAATTTCAACGTGTATTACAAACCGAAAAAATGGGATAGTTACGGTATCAACGGTTGGCGTTTTCCGGTTAACAATTCAAATGGCGTGTTCATCTACGCTAACCGTGCTCGTACGCCACTCATTCCGACGATTGAATTTTTCGCGCATGAAATCGAAGATTTGTACATGACGCGACGGCAGAACCGTTTCAATCAGAAAACACCGTTCATACTTGAGGTTCCAGCCGGACAGCAAACTGCGGGCATCAACGTTATCAAACAAATCTCAGGCGGTGAAATGGCAATCATGGCGACACCGGGCTTCACCGATTCCATGAAAGCCGACGTACTGAAAACGAACGTTGAATATATCGGCATGGAATTGCAGAACGATATTCAAAACACTTGGAACGCGTTCTACCAAGCATTAGGTATTAAAAACCTCCCGTTGAAAATGGAACGGCAGACAGCCGACGAAATTAACGATTACGGGGAACCGACCGACCTACGCGCACTCAGTGAGCTTGAGGAACGGCGTGCCGCGTGCGATATTCTCAACACAAGGTTTAGAAAATATCTCAAGGAACCGATACAGGTTGTATGGAACGAAGACAATGTTTCCCGCAACTATAGTTACTTGACGGACGTTGAAAGAATGAACGACGATGACAATGCAAAATGACATAACCTCTTATCAGCCATGCGAGTCACAAGACGATTTCCACGGCGTGATGACGTACACGTTTGGCGAACTGCTCGACGTGCCGGGCGGTATTGACTGGGACAATGCCGCGTGGTCATGGCGGAACGTCGCCTATGATGACGCGCAATATGTGCGTTGCTGCAAGAAAATCGAAAACCGTTTCTATGACCGCGAACTAGGCGTATTGCCCGCAAGCCGATGGAAACGGCATTTCCTACGATTGATAGCTGAAATAATGCCGACCCTGAAACCATTGTACGCGGCGGTTGACGGCAATTCCGGCATCATGCTATCCGATATGGACACATGGCATAAAATGCGCACCGTGTTTTCCGATTTTCCCGCAACGCAGCTAACCGAAAATCAAGACTACGCAAGCAACGCGACCGACAACCAATATGAGACGATTGCTAACGGTGATTTCATGGACAAAGTCAATCGCATACGCAACGGTGATTACGTCGATATTGACGTATTGTTGCTTGAGCATCTTGAAACATGTTTTAGCCCATTATGGACAATAAACATAAACAACTATTGAAAGGATAATACACATGTTTCCACTACTCCCGTTTTTCTCGGTATGGCCGTACACGCCCGCCATACCCGCTTTCTATTGGAACGCTAAAAGTCAAGAAGAAATAATAAAGCACATTGCGTGTGAAATCGACCACATAATAGCATATCTTGACGAAATCGTAACCGACATAAACAAAACATTGAACGACTACGATACAAGAATAAAAAACATTGAAGCGCACATAAACGACTACGGTGCGGCCATAGCGCAACTGCAAGAACAAATCGACCACATAGGAGACACACAGTTAATATGGAACGTCACAAAAGGCGAATATACTGACAGTAAAACCGCGCTACGTGATTTGTACCGCGAACTAGCGGTGTACGGTGCACGAGTCACGCAAATAGCCGATATTAATACCGGCAAACTAGCCGAGCACCGAACGGACGAAACGCCCGCAGTCGGTAATTTTACCATATTCGATGACACCACGCCACGTGTCACTAATCCAACCACCGGTGAACAATACGCACCGTTAGTATGAAAGGATAAATCATGGTTGACACCACGAACTATGCATTAGAAAAGTACGAAGCGGGAAATCCCGCAAATCTCCTTGACCAATACAACGGGTCAATGGATAAAATCGACGCGGCAATAAAAAGCGTCAGCGATAAAGCAGACCTAGCGTTGAACAACAACGTGTTACCGGACGGACTAGCCGCATTCATAGAAGCGCTAGGCCTGACCGGAACTAACGCGCGAACACTTGGAACCACTCTCAACCACATATTAAACCGCACCGGAACGGAAATATTCACCGTCACCGACCTCAGCACACTTAAAAAAACCGCAGAGGGCTATCCAATTCCACCGACCGAGTAAAGGTATACAACCATGGCATCACAAACACCGTTCTATCACCTACCGCTATACGAAACCGGCGACCTAGCCGACCTACGCGACGAATACAACGCGGCAATGCGCACACTAGACCGCGTAATACACCAACTAAAAGTACAGGAAGAAATAAATCACCCAACAAACCTCAGAAAGGACAACTAACGTGACCGATTACACAACCAATTTCAATCTTGAAAAATATCAAACCGGCGACGCGGCCAACCTTAATGACCAATACAATGCGTCAATGGATATTATCGACGATAATCTATACAAAATCAACACTAACGCAAACACTGCGGGTGGTAAAGCCACGCAAGCATTAGAAATAGCACAAAAAAACAACAAAAATCTGACAGCGTTAGGCGTAACCGACACCGAAACTGCAACACAACTCAAAAACAAAATAGACACAACCGCAACAAATCTCGCTGACACAACCAAAACAGCGAACAACGCGGCTAACAATCTCAACGCATTAGGCGCGAACACCATAGAAAACGCGACCAATCTGAAAAAACGTATAAACGACACCTACACAAAAAACGAAAGCGATAATCGATATGTACAAATACCGGTCACACAAGATACGCTAATCGCAATCGGTGATAGCTATTTCGAGGGTTTCAGAACAACTAACCCAGCAACTGATAGCATGATAGTGAAAGCAGCAAAAAAACTGGGCTTGAAGTGCAATAATTACGCAGCCGGCGGTAGCGGTTTCATCACCGGCACGACGTTCCTACAGCAATTGCAGCAAGCTAACAGCGAGACAACCGATAAGACTAAAATCAAATATGTTGTAATCGGCGGTGGCCGCAATGATGCATATAACAAGTTGAAAGAAAACACCGTTGTAACAGCGCTCACCTATGCTAAAACCAATTTCCCATATTCAAAAATCGTTTTTATACCAATGCTGTACGATAACACATGGCCTACACGCGATGACGGCCAAAAATACGGTGTCATGTGCGCCGGTGGCCGCAACGCAAACGTGCTCACCGTCAAGGACGCGCCATCATGGGGTTTATACTATGCTAGCGGAATGACAGACATACACCCAAACACTGAGGGTTCAGAAATATACGCACAATACATAGCGACCGCAATTCAAACTAACGCGACCGCAATGCCACGCGTGGAACGTCACATAGACGTCGCACTTCCGGGCGTAACGGACGGTACATTATCAGTATTCATTAACGGGCTAGACATATCCTATGTGTTCCGAGGCAAAAAAACAGAATGGAATCAAAATGTTTTCGCCACCGTAAACAAGTCAAACACTTGGGGTGCATGGTCCATGCTAGTAGGTTGTCTTGACGATGGCACACCGCTTAAGCTGAAATTCGACGGAATGAATTTCAGTATCATAGACACGGTAGCCGGTACAGGTAAAGCCGGAATCGTCAATTTCACATACAATATGAATATATTCGAACACAACTAACAAATAACAATCAACCCCGATAGGTTTCCCTATCGGGGTTTTTATATATCACCGGTTTATTTTATATCATTCAGCCTCATCGTCAATTGTGACAACATATGAACGATAACCACCAACTTTATCACTACAACACACGAAATCATAATCACAAGCACCATACATAATTTCAAGAACCGTAGTAAGAGCCGATATAAACGAAACCACACTATCATCACAGGTACCACAAGCAGTAACCGTGGTTTTAAACAAACCATCAATATCGACTTCGTAAAAATTATCGGGCTCAATCTCGGTTACATAAGCGTTAACTTTAAACATTTTAATCACTCCTATTTTTAAATAGTGTTTATACTATCACTCTTCAATATACCACACCGCGCAACATGACACACCACATCCACACCGTCTTTTTCACGCTCACTTCCGCGTACCACACCACACAACACATGTCAAATACACACGGCGTGTCGGGTGTATCATGCCCGCTTAATGGGAACCATTCTCAATACGGGTTGTCTATCCG